GATGAAACTGCAAAGAAATTACTATATCAAGTACAATGATAGAAATCAATATCCCATGAATCTTGATGTAGATTACAACATTTGGGATTACCTTAGTTTTAATCAGCCCCTGGAAAAAACTGCCACAACATACAAGCTGGATTTTCCCGAAGACAAGACCATGAGCTTGAATCGTTTCTTGGAACTGTTTTACTTTGCCCGCCGTAGAAACTTTGGCAAGGCCACAGTGGATCGCATTGGCGTTGAAAATGCCAAGGGCACACGTCGTGGTACAGGTGCAGCCAAAGCACAAGGCAGTTTCTCTATAAAGAAAAAACAATTAGTTGTTCAATAAATCTTATTTCAACAACATAAATCTATGACTGATTACGAATTTGATATTGCAATATGTCTTCCCACCCGTGCAAGAACTCACATGATGGATCGCAGTGTTCGATCACTGTTTGATCTTGCAGACCGCCCACAGCGCATAAAAATATTGTTTGGGTTTGACAACGATGACTCTGTGGGCACAGACTACTTTACCAACCAACTGCAACCATGGTTGGATGAAAAAGATTATGCCTACACTGCCATGCAGTTTGAACCCATGGGGTACATTAGACTCAATGAATATGTCAACGCCATGGCCAAAACTGTGACTGCCAAATGGCTCATGATCTGGAACGATGACGCTGTGATGCGCAGTGTGGGATGGGATACAGAAATCACAAGATACAACGGTGAATTCAAACTGTTGGCAGTGCATACACATCGAGATCATCCCTACAGCATATTTCCCATTGTGCCGCACAAATGGATTGAAATTTTAGGATACTTGTGTCCACATCAAATTTCAGATGCTTGGCTCAGCCAACAAGCATATATGTTGGATATCTGGCAGAGAATAGATGTCATGGTCAAACATGATCGTTATGATCTTACCGGCAACAATAATGACACAGTGTTTCAAAACAGACCCATGCTTGAAGGTCACCCGTTTACATCTGGTGACTTTGATCATGTTGACACTAGAAATATGCGAATGCAAGACTGTGTTAAGTTGGCCAATTATATGAAAAGCGCGGGATTGAGCACTGTATTTTTTGAGAATGTGTTAGCCGGACGGCAAGACGCATGGGAAAACCTGCGCCGTGTTGACGTTAATCGACAGCAAGCACAATCCACAATTGATCTTGAAAACAAAAAAGTAACTAGAATAACATGACAAATTTAACATTAGAAGAACGAATTATACAGTATTGGAACAACCAACCTTGCAACATCAAGCATGGCACCAGTGAAGTAGGTTCCTTAAAGTTTTTTCAGGAAGTTACTGAACGACGATACCGAGTTGAACCAGCAGTGAAAGAATTTGCTGGATTCCATCACTGGCAGGGCAAGCGTGTGTTGGAAATTGGCTGCGGTATTGGCACAGATGCTGCTGAATTTGCACGTAATGGTGCCGATTACACAGCCATAGATATCAGCAACAACACCATTGAACTGGCTCAACAGAGATTCAAAGTAGAAGGCCTAGCAGGAAAATTCATATGTGGCGACGCCAATGATGCTGCAATTTATAAAAATCTAGGCAAATTTGATCTGGTGTACAGTTACGGAGTCATGCATCATTTTCCACGAATTGATGAAATGATTGCCAATGCACATGGTGCATTGTTGCCTGGCGGAGAATTTAGATTGTTGGTGTATGCAAAGAATTCTTGGAAGTATGCCATGATTCGCAAGGGTCTGGACCAGTTTGAAGCACAAGCAGGATGTCCTTTTGCGCAGGCATACTCAAACGAAGACATGTATCATTTGTTGGATGGCAAGTTCCATATTGAACGAATACGGCAAACTCATTGTTTTATGTACAATGTAGATGCATACAATCAAGGTAGATATGAACTAGAGCCATGGTTTGAAGCCATGCCTGAACAAATGAGAGAAGCAATAAAAGACTATCTGGGTTGGCATTTGATGGTCAAAGCAAGAAAATTATGAGTAGACTGTTTGCATTCGGCTGTAGTTTTACCAACTACCGTTGGAGCACCTGGGCCGACTGTTTGGCGCTAGAATTTGATTATTTTGAAAACTGGGGGCAATCCGGTGGCGGCAATCACTACATCTTCAACTCAGTAATGGAGGCAGATCAGCGACATCAGTTTGGTGACGGTGACACTGTGATAGTTTGTTGGACCAGCTTTACTAGAGATGATCGCTACGTAAATGGACGATGGCACACACTAGGCAATATTTTTAATTGTCCTATCTATGAACTTAAATATCTTAAAGATCACTACGACGAACGAGGTTATTTGATACGAGATCTTGCCTATATCAAAGCGGTAAAAACATTGTTGGAAAATCGTCCAGGACTGACATGGCGTTTTCTCAGCATGGTAGAACTCATGGCACGGCCTACTGCAGACGATGATGTCAGCTTGCATAGAGATGTCATGCGATTGTACAGCGATGTGTTGGATAGTATATTACCAGGCTATGATAAAACTGTGTTCTTAAACAACTGGCCAAAACCCGGTGTTGATTCACACCCCACGCCTGCAGAACATTTGAAATATTTAGACACAGTGTTGCCAGGTTGGGTGACAAATCAAGAAACTCGTGTTAAAATAGCACAAGAAAGCGTCAACCTAAATAAAGATCCAAGAAGATCGGGCATGACTCAATTTCGCAGATTATAAGGAATACAACATGTTTGGAACAAATGAGGTGATCGGCAAGAAGTATTTTAAGGACGCACCTGCAGACAGTTTGTTTGTGACCAGTATGTTCTTTACCCTGCAAGGCGAAGGCCCATACGCAGGTCAGCCAGCATTGTTTATACGCTTGGCCAAATGTAACTTGGATTGCAGTTTCTGTGACACATTCTTTGATGACGGTGACTGGATGACCTTCGGTGAACTTGAGTCTAAGATGTATGCTGCCATCAACGACTTTTGGAACAAACAAGGCAAAGCGACACCAACATGGGCCAACAACGGCGTTAATAATTATCCGGGCGTGGTGTTGGTGATGACTGGTGGTGAGCCGTTGCTACAAGAAAACATCACAGAGTTCATGCGTCAACAACTGTTACGATTCCGAGCAGTGCAAGTTGAAAGCAATGGCATTCCAGAGACTGAGGTGCCCGAGGGCGTTACTCTTGTGTGCAGTCCCAAATGTATAGAAAAGAACGGTGTTGCGGTCAAGTATCTTGCACCCAGTAATACTATATTGGATCGTGCAGACTGCTTGAAGTTTGTTATGACAGCAGACGTAGACAGTCCATACAATAATATCCCCGAATGGGCACATGAATGGAAACGTGCAAATCCTCACAAAGAAATCTATTGCAGTCCAATGAATGTGTACAATGATTTCCCACAACGGATCAAACTACTACGAGCAGAAAAAGGCACAATCACCATGGCCGAGCGTAGCACAGTGGATGAAGTCATCAGCTTCTGGGAACCTGGGTTGTTGAACTTAAAGTCCAATCAAGCCAATCATGAATACACAGGACGTTATTGTGTGGAACATGGTTTGAAATTAAATTTACAAATGCACTTGTACGCAAGTTTGGCTTAAGGAAAATATCATGGGATTTTTTGATCGATTTAAAAAGAAAACACCTCCTCCTACTGACAAAGTAGAAAAGGAAAAAGTTGTACGTGTTCCTAAAGCACCTGAAAAGACTGCCAAGCAAATTGCTACAGAAAAGAATGAACCATATGTGGCTATTATTACCATGGACATTGATCCAGAAAACTTACATCAAGGCGCATTTGAATTAGACTGGAATGAAATATTCATTGCACGACTGGTCAAGGCTGGCTACATGATGAAACCCACGGATGCAGACTCAGATCTTGTGGATCGGTGGTTCCAAAATGTATGCAGACACGTTGTAATGGAAACGTGGGAACAAGACCAAGCCATTCGCAATTCAGGCTCGCAGTACGTTCGCAGCCGAGACATTGGTGATGGCCGTAGCGAAATAAGTTAAGGAACAGATTATGATAAATGGACGAGAAGTTGGGTTTACTGCCTCAACATTTGATTTATTACACGCTGGCCATATCAGTATGTTGCGTGAAGCAAAACAACAATGCGAGTACTTGATCTGTGCGTTACAAAATGATCCCACCTTGGATCGACCCAACAAGAATCGACCAGTGCAAAGCATTGTGGAGCGACAACTGCAACTGTTGGGTTGCAAGTACGTAGACGAAGTTTGGGTGTACAACACAGAAAAAGATCTAGAAGACCTGTTGTTGGTGTTGCCCATTGATGTGCGCATACTAGGTGTAGAGTATGACGGTCGAGAATTTACCGGTCGTGAGATCTGTCACCGGCGTGGTATCAAATTGTTTTTCAATGGTCGCGATCATAGTTTCAGCAGTAGTGAACTGCGACAACGTGTGGTCACGGCTGAAGATTTAAAAAAGAAATTGGAAGCCTGGGAACCAGTTGGTGCAGATGACACAGGTGGTCCCAGTCCACGATGATATTGTACGTAAACGGTGATAGTCATACTGCGGCGGCTGAGGCTGTGAATCCACATTGTTTTGCTCAAGATGACAATGACTTATATCAGTTGGGACGACGCCCACATCCTGCTAATTTAACTGTAAGTTGGGGACAAAAGTTAGCCAAATTGCTCAATGCTGAATTCTATTGTGATGCTGAGTCAGCGGCTTGTAATGCTAGAATCATGCGCACCACACGTGATTGGATACACAAACACTACAACCGATTGGATCGCACCATCATGGTCATACAGTGGTCAACTTGGGAACGAGAAGAATGGATGTATGAAGGGCAGTATTGGCAAGTCAATGCATCTGGAATAGATCACGTGCCCAACGCATTACAAACAAGATATAAAGAATTTATAGCCAATGTTGACTGGGCAAGATGTACAGAACAAGCGCACAGGGAAATTTGGAAATTCCATCAAGAGTTGCAGAGCAAGAATATTCAGCATGTTTTCTTCAACGGCAACAGCTATTTTGAGTCCATGCCAAATCCAGCAAATTGGTCATGGTGTTACATGAATCCTTATAATGCACAACTGACCTATACCAATTTGCTCAAAACCACAGGATTTTTAACAGTAAACCCACAAAGTTGGCATTTTGGTGCAGATGCCCATAGCTTTTGGGCTGATCATGTGTTACAATACATCAAACAACATAACTTGGTGAACACAAATGCGCTACCTACTGATTGATACCTCTAACATGTTTTTCCGTGCGCGGCACCAAGCGCATCGTGCCGCAGACACCTGGACCAAATTGGGCTTTGCCCTGCACTTGACATTGATGAGTGCCAACAAAGTAGCACGTGATCTTGGCGCTGATCATGTGGTATTCGCACTGGAAGGTCGTAGCTGGCGCAAAGATTACTATAAACCCTACAAAGCCAATCGTGCTGTGGCACGTGGGCAAATGAGCGAGTCAGAAGCAGAAGAGGACAAACTGTTCTGGGAAACGTATGATGAGCTGACTAAATACTTGTCTACACGAACCAACTGTAGTGTCGTCCGCTGTGCCACAGCGGAAGCAGATGATATCATTGCACGTTGGATTGCACTACACCCCCTGGATGAACATGTTGTGGTCAGCTCAGATTCTGACTTTGTGCAGTTGATTGCACCCAATGTAAAATTGTACAACGGCATCAACGATCACTTGTTTAGTACCACAGGTGTTACAGACGCAAAAGGCAAAAACTTGGCATTCACTATTGAGAGCAACTCAAAGATCAAGGTTGGCAAAGCCGATGCCAACTTTGTACCTCCTGTGGACTATCAGAACTGGGTGCTGTTTTTGAAATGCATGCGTGGTGATCCTGGTGACAATGTGTTCTCGGCCTATCCTGGTGTGCGTGTGAAAGGCACAAAGAATCAAGTGGGACTCACAGAAGCATTTGAGGATCGTGATCGGAAAGGCTATGCGTGGAACAATCTCATGTTGCAACGCTGGTCCGACCATGAAGCCGCTGAGCACAAGGTGTTGGATGACTATGAACGCAATCGTACCTTGATTGATCTTACAGCACAGCCTGTGAACATTAAAGCCGTAGTAGATGAAGCCATACGTGAGCAGATCAGCCATCGGGATGTGGGCATGGTAGGTGCGCACTTTTTACGGTTCTGTGGCAAGTACGAGCTTACCAAACTCAGCGACTATGCAGATGCAATAGGTCGCTGGTTGAATCAAACATACAGAGGAGTATTAGATGATAGAAGCCAAACCAGTAATTGATAAAAAATATTGGATACTGAAACGAGACAATCAAAAGGTTGGTGCGTTGGAAGCTGCTGACGACGGTTACACCATGCGACTACTAGACCAAATTGGCAAGTTCAAGACCATTCCCATGGTGCGGAAAAAACTTGATATTGAATTTGTACCACCCGAAAAGACCACAAAGCCTGCACTGGATCAAGTGCATGGATTTGAAACAGGTTGCAGAGCACACAACCCAATGTGGGATGTCAAGCACCGATTGCCATTGTTCACAAAAGAACGCAAATCAAAGTCATGGTATGCCGCAGGTTGGTATGCTGTGAAACAACATCGTGCATGGAAATTACTTCGTAATCCAAAGCTGATAGTGTTAGAACGGTATCAATATCAAGGTCCATTTCATACCCAGGAGGCAGCACGTGACAAATCCCTTTCGTGATGTTGATACTAAGTATTTGATCAAAAAATGAGTTTACACATACACCGATTTGTGGACTCAGTCCGGGCACATGAAGCCCGTGGGCAAAAGGACTTCATGATGCCCATACGTGATGCCAAAGACTTACATGCAGATATTACCAAATTGTTGCTTACATTGGAACAAATGCGTGAACAACAAGCACGTGGGGCAGATGTGATAGAAGTACAGGTCACCGGGGGTAGTTTTAAATCTGCATAGTTATTGGCATAAATAACTGTGGAGTTTAAAATGTCAAGACCTAAGCCATCTGTGTTGATTGAGTACACTAACAAGCAGACCTACAAGACCGAACAAGTTCTGGCCGCCGAAGGTGTGTGGGCAGTGTTCTTTGATGCCAAGCCCATCAACTTGAAAACCAGCAACATGCTCACTCAATTTCCTGGACCCAAGTACAAAAAAGTATCATTTAGCAACAAGGGCCATGCCATCAATTTGGCCCGCAAACTTAACATACAGTTTCGTACCGACAAATTTTCAGTAATACTATTGACTCAAGGGGATAAAATATACCCCAATGCTCAATAAACACACTCTCACAGCCGAACTCATACATCATTATCCAGATGCACCCTCATTGGATGAAGCCATGCGTTCGTGGTGGCAAAACATCCGCGAAGATGGCGGCTTGAGATTGACCGATGTAGGATATCTGGTGTTCAGTGACTGCTTGGAACTCAATAGCTACACATTTGAATTGCCGGAAAAACTGTTGACACCACGCAACTTGATTGACCTGGATCGTCACATGGCATCACCGTATTATATTGTGAACAATCGCAAGCACAACAACATGGTGATGTTTGGCAGTCGTGAAGCACTAATGGCCACCTTGCATGGAGACATGCAGAGATTTATC